ACTGTGACTGTGGGTAGCGCCATCCTAGGTCGCCTGTCTCAGCACGAAGGTCGTGTGAAACTTCTGGGTGAATACCAACCCAGTATGCATTTCCGCGACGGCCCTTAGCCTTGTTAGCACGCAACTTAGCAACAGCCTTGCGGATGTCTGCTGAGTCTAGTGTATCTGCTGCATCAATTGTTGCAACTGATGTCGCATTACCTGCGTAGATGTTGTTTGAACCTGAGCGTAGAGTTGTCATTGCAACTGTGTCGATAGAATCTGCAAGGTTGTATGCAATGATGTTAGCAATTGCTGGGTCTACATCTGCAAGTGAGAAGAGTTCCAATGCGCGAGTTACTAGAACTGCGTTACCGTACTCATTAAGTGTTACTGTGATAGAGGTTGGTGTTGTCAGTGCTACTGCATCTGGGTCAACTGTCTCTGTCAGTGTTCCTGTTACTGTATCTAGGTCAACGTACTTCTGTAGAACTACTGTTGAACCTGGAATTGATTGACGTGCGGGGCGCTTATCTGCGACAGAACGAATTAGGGGTTCTGAACGGAGAGCGAACTCGAGAAGGCGGTCATACGCCTTTTGTACGAGACCAGCGCCGCCTACTGTACCGCCGAACGAACCGCTCGAGGTATCTGTATATGCGTTTGCCATGTTTTTTAGTCTCCTTGACTATGAACGGATATTATTGTTGCGATTGAAGAAAAGCAATAAAATCTTCAGCGCTCTCAAAATTGCCATTTAGTCGAGCGTTCATATCATTTGCTTTATCTGGCGAAATACCCTGCTGCGTAACAACATCTTGCTGACGTAATGCTGCAAGATTGATGTCGTCATTATTTGACTGAGGTTTATATCCAATTAAATCTCCATTGTCAGATAGCCAATTATTAATTGACTCTTCATTAACTTCGGAAATATCCTTTAGGATTAACCGTGCTGCTTTAGTATTTACGCCCTTCTTTTCAAGGACTTCCTTAACGGTTGACTCACGCTGCGCCTTGGAAAATACCTCAAGTTGCTCTGTGAGTTCTTTAATACGTTTTTCATCCGAACGCTTTGCTTTCCGTAACTTCTTTACCAAGTCACTTCCGTCAGAGTTATCGATGTCTGTATCAAAGTCATCGTCTTCTTCATCCCAGTTGTTGTTGCTCATAGCAACCCACCCTTCTATTCGTTGTTAGTTCGCAGGCCACAGGTCAGTTCGGGGAAACTGGCTGGCTCCTACTATCGGTCTATTACGCTGCATGGGGCCGATAGGTCCATGTCAGGATTTTAGATTTGTCCTACGCTTGATGTAGTAAGACTTGTTCTGTTGGTTCCACTTGAACCACCAAATGCTGCAACTTCTCGTTGAGTTAACTTCTGACGTCTACGCTGAGCAGAGGCAAGTTGATTAAATACTTCTTGCTCTGCCTGTCCAAGGTCATAACCTTCAAGGGTTGTACCATAGATATCAGATAGTCTCGTAGCGTCAGGAAGAATATCTGCAATAGTTGCATAACCCTTTTGTGCTTCTGCTTGAGAAACTCCTTGTGCAGCCAACTGTTCAGCAACCTGAACACCAGCAGTAATACCCTGACGGGCTGCTGCAACACCAATCTCAGCAGCCTGAACTTGACGTTCAATCTTCTGGAACTGCTGATTAGGGTCAAGAACATAAGCAACAAGGTCATTCTGACCAATGTTATAAAAGTCTCGTAATTGTTTTGTAATTGCTGGGTCAGCATTTTGCACACGCTGAACGGCAGTAACAATACGGTTAGACAACTCATTAGCAGAAATATCGTTAGCAATAAACTGAGATACATAATCATCAGTATCAAACTGCTTTAAGCCATATGCACGTAATGCTTGGCGGTATGAATCTTCCATACCAATATAAGTACCTGGGTCTAGTACCGCTAAATTCTTTTTTAACCGCTCTTGATTTGCTTTAAATCTTTGCTTATACTCAGGAGTTTCTGCTAGTTCTAGAGCAATAGTAGATTCGGTTGCACCATTAATAACCAATTCTTTAATCTTTGGAATTAAAGACTGCAAGTTATATTTAGTAAATGTAGAGGTTAAACTAGCAAGCGCATTTTCTTTACGTATCTTTTCATCAAGTGCTTTTTGTTCCGCTGCTGCTGTTGTTGTACCAGTAACTTGTTTGGTCAATGCTGCAATTTGGTCCTGTAAAGATTTAATTAAAGCAGTAGTTTGAGCATCTAATCCCGTAGTACTTGTAGCAGTAGTGCTTACAGTAGGATTTGTAGTAGTAGTTGTACTTACTGTTGGATTGGTAGTTGTGGTAGTACTTACTGTTGGATTAACAGTTGTAGTAGTTGTTGTGCCATCACTGTTCTTAATACTCCAACTAGTAATATTTCCATTAGCATCTTTAATAGGTTGTGGTTGGTTTATTAAAGCGTTTGCTCCAACTGCACTTTGTGGAGTTGCTTGAGTTTCGCCACCTATTGAACGAGAACCATACTTTGCTACATTTTCTGGAGTATTTGGTGCACGATAAAGTCTCCATTCACCAGAGTTTACTCCACCAACCCAAGAGTAATAATTAATAAAATTACCATCTGCATCAGATGGGGCACTTGGGCGTTGTTGAAAGTTTTTCATTGGGTCAGATGCTGCACGCTCTTCTGCATCAAGAGCCATTTTTTCTTCACGGGCTGCCTTAAGATAAGCAGTCTTTTCCGCCTGAGTCATCATTGCTCTTTCAGCAGCAGAAAGTTCTGTATAAGGCGTCATTGACAATTCTCTTGCAGCAGCAACAGATGCTGCTTTTACTTCAGCATCTGTTATTTTAGATGTGTCAGTAGAAGTTCCACCAGTGCTACCTTTAACGTTTAAAGGAATAGCATCTTCCATAAAAGTATCTGTAACTACAGGTGTTACCGCAGGAGTAGGGGTAACAACAGTTACAGATATACCAAGAACTTTCTTTTCTGCATCAGATAATGGTTGACCTGACTGAAGTTTTCTTAACGCAACGCTTGCATCAGCCATTAAATGAGTTTCCATTCTTTAAGGATTCCAACACCAACCTGGTTGAATTGGTCTTGAGCGGGCTTTGAATACAACCAATCATCTTGAGATTTAATAATCTTTTCCGCTTCCCATAAAGGAATAGGTGCTGGTTGCTTAGTCTTAGGGTCTACATATTGAAGTAACTTCATAAAGTTTGGTGCACTATAAGACACAGCATCTGGGTCTAAACCATATAGGTTTGCATATGTTTGCTTAATTGCAGATGTTTGTGAAGCAAGGGTACGACCAGCCATAATGCCAGGTGCATAAGCAGCATAAGCACTAGCAGATAGATTACGAATCTCTTGCTCTAGGTCATCCTCTGTAATTCTGCCAGCAAATAAATCCGTAGATTTCTGGTCCCAGAATGATTGGTTTAATAGATTGTTTACACCATAATCGTCAGCATAGGCTTTAAGTGTATTAACCAATCCAAGAGTAGAGCCACCAATTGGACCAAACTTTCCAGAATTAAGAATCCTGATATCTAATTGATTTTCATCTAGCCCTGAATCAAATGCAGTTTCTGTAAAAAGATTAAAAGATTCATTATCTAGGTTAATACCTTTGCCAGTTAAACGCTTACGTTGATTTAAACGATACGCTTCTAGTTGTTGGTCATACTGACCACGGGCTGTTGCTTTTAATCCCTGTCGAGTCTTAGCAGCATCGGTTAGGTTTTGATAATACTTACTTGCAAAGTAATCTAATCTAGCACCAGCATAATCTTTAGCCAGAAACTTTTCATAAATAGGACGTAGTTCTGGAAAGGCAGCAATTAAAGATTCTGTTATACCATATGCCAACGCTGCTGCTGCACCTTCATTGGCTGTATCTTCTACCTTTTGTGGTCTACCTTTAGGATACTTAACATCAAAATCTAATTGCATCCTTGTTTTTGCAGCCCCTGGTGGCATATCATTAATTGCTTTTAATTCATTGTCATATTGCTGTTGAAGGGTAGCCAAGTCTGCCATTTACTTACCATCCATTCCTGATAAAAAAGTAAGAAAGTTAAGACTTTGTGCTCTGTTGTAATCCACAGTATTTTCTACTGGTATTTCTTTACCTAATTCAGCCTGAACTTGTGCCTGTGAAAATGGAACAGTAGTTTTTCTAACTACTTCTTTGCCACCCTCTTTAATTGTTGTTAAAGTTCCCTGTTCAATCTGCTTCATGTAGCGGTCAGTCTTGGTTTTAATAATTTCTGGGTCTACTTCTTTTTGTAGTTCAGTAAAATAAACATCTTTAACAATAGCCTCAATTACATCGCGGTCCATAAGGTTAATGTCACGGACTGGTAGGTCTTTTTTCTTATCATCACCAGCGGCTGGTCTACCACTTAACCACTTATCAAATGTAGGAAACTTTGTTGTACCTTCTACAGTATAAGCATCTACAACTTCTGTTGTAAACTCATTGGCAGCAGATAGCACACCACTGTTAAGTGCAGTTTCACTTCGAGTATCATACTCGCGCTGTGTTATATACTGAAGGTCAAGTAGTTGCTTTCGCAACGCTTCTTTTTGATTTTTATACAGCCCGCGAATTGCTTTGACAACCTGTGTTTTGTTGGCAAAACTATAGTCAAGACCATTTGGACTGATTATTAAAAATCTTTGTTCTGTTTCTCCACCAATAAGAGTTTGAAGAATACGAACTCTACCACTTGGGTCAAAGTCTAAAAAGTATTTTGGTTGTGACCCGCCAAAGTTTGTTTCAAGAGAGTTCTTTTGGTCACGAGAAGCATTAGCCTTATTGGCATTAGCCTTGTCTTTAGCAGCCTGTTGAGCACGGGCTTGGTCTGGTGAAGAAACAGCCATTATCTATTAACCTCCGTAGGACCTGCCGTATTGACATCTCGTGAATATGAATTAAGTAGTGGTTTAAATATCAATCTATTTGCTTCAGAAATTGCTGGGCTAGACTTAACTAACTTATCAATAACTTCTACTATTTCTATTTTTCTTTGTTCTTTAATTTGAGTAAAGTCATAGCGTCTACCCATGGATTCATCCTCAGCCATAACAACAAAGGACGCTACTTCTTCAAGAATTAGTTTCATGGCCTTACGAGTCTGCGTATCAACAGGAGTTTTATTGCTATTGATTGCCTCATTAAGAGCCTTAAACTTCTTGCCCAGTTCGCCACGCTCATTGATAGAACCATTGATAGCAGCCTCTAGGTAAGGATTAGAAGTAATTAAATCTTTTTTAGATTGAGCAGCAATGTTAATTAACTCTTTGCGCTCTTGTGTTATACCAACTGTTTCAAGTCTTTTTTCCAACTGATTACCGATTTCAAAGTATTGTTCTTTGTCCTCTGCAATTTGAAGACGTAACAAATAATCCTCAAACTCTGGTAACTTAATTAAACCTTCTGCTTGCAACCAATTGTAAACATCTGAGTTATAGTCGCCAGCACGTGGCGCAAACAGATAAGCAACTTCCTTGTAAGTATCAACAAAGGACTTATTCTTAATAGCCCAGTCTTTAACCTCAGTTGTCTGTGCAATAAATACTTTGTATTCTTTTTCAGTGCGTGGCACTGTCCAGATTACCTTACCTGGATTCTTACCTACAAATGTAGCAACTGCTAGGTCAAATACATCACTAACATCATCTCCAGCATTACGAAGAATACCATTGTAAATATCCCAGAACTCTGCCTTAAAGGATGTAATACCAACCTTACGCATATATGCGGGTAGGTCTTTACTTTCCTTAAATGTTGGCATACCTGGAGATATATAACCTAAGATAGTGCGAGCAATAATAATATTGCTAGCAGAAATCTTTAGATTATCAATGTACTTTTTCTTTTCTTCGGCTGTAGCATTTTCTGAAATACCTAATCCATTAGCCTGGAAATAAGCCATTGCCTGAAGGGTTGCAGTTGTAGACTGTCTATCCCATTCATACGGAGTAAGCGTTGATAGTGCACCCATACTTGTATCAAGAAGCATAGGTGTTATTGCTTTTCTAAATGTCATTGAATCAGCAAAAGAACCTAATCCAATCTGACCAACTATGTCAGCGGCTTTTTCAAACTTAGGTTGTAGTTCTGCAACTATGCCTTCTTGACTTCCAGGTAAAATTCTTTCGGCAAATGGAACTATGTTACGCAGTAATGCACGAACAGAAAGAATACTTACCGCCCCAATAGGACCAGCAAACGCTGGTTGACCAGCATCTGGTGCAAAAGATGGGTTAATCAAACGCAACTTTAATGTAATGTCATTAAATGTTGGTATGTTAAATGTCTTGTTGCCAGTTAGAGTACGAATAACTGGTTCAATTGCAGAGTTAATAATAGTATCTGTAGGGAATACAACGTACTTGTCTCCCTTATCGTCTTCGTAAACATCCCCTGCTGCATCTAAACCAGTATTTAGTAAACGCAAACGATACAAAGTGCGTAGTGGTGCCTTTGTAAATAAACGATACATACGGCGATGAAAGTCTTCTGTTGCACGGTAGAATCTACCAACAGAACGGACCGATACCGCAAAGTTAGACTTAACTTCTGGATTATCTACATACTCTAAAAGTTTTTCGCTTGAGTCTTTAAAGGCAATTTCAACAGTTTGCTTTTCAGCATGTGCTGCTGCTCTAGATTTAGCCAAGGCTGGGGCCATGCCTTGCTCAATTAATTCCCTTTCCATGCGATTACGTAACATGTTTTCATAAGGAACAAGGCTATCCATTCTTTGGTCAAAGTAAATCCACAAAGCCTTCTGGCGATACATACCAGTAACGGTTGCATCCATTACTTCCATAGACCAGTTCTGGAACTTTTCAAGAATCTTAGGCAATCCGCCTTCTTCTTCAAAGACAGCCATATCTTTATTGTCGCCATGGCTAACAAGTCGTGTATTAATTTCACCACTTACTGGGTGACGACCCACTGTTGCCTTTTGAAACTCGTCAAAGGTAAGAGCGGCAGATGCATTTTCCCAAGCATTGTCCATATTTTGCTTAGACTTCATGCGGAAGATTTCAATTTCTGCGTACTTACTTTTAACTAAATCAAACAGTTCGTCATTATAAGAGTTTGGCCCACCATGAAAAGTGTTTCTCATATCAAGAAGCATGTTCTCTACATGGATGCGTGCAATCGCCTCATCGGGTACACCCTGTTGACGATAGTAAACTGTTGATGAAAACTTTGATAGGAATCTTTTGGCTAGTTCTGGGTTAGTTACAGCAAAGCCTTCAATTTCATCATTGTATCCAACACCCATAGATTCCATTAACTCATTACGGGCTGAAATAAAATCTTTTTTTGTCTTTAATGCATTATGCTTGTAAAAAACTGGGGCTGGAGATAACTTAATTCCAGGTGCAACAGGCTCACTGTTGTAAGGAAAACGAATAGACCAGTTATCAAAGTGAGTTACAGCAATAGCCGACTCTGACATTTCCGAAACTTGTCGAGGAGTGTACTTACCACTCTTTACAAGTCCAGCATCTGTCATCATTTTACTCAAATTGCTAGGAGTAAACATTGAATCTATAAAATCTACATCTATTTTTCCAGATATAGAAGAACGTGCACCCATTGAGTTAATCATTGACTCAAATACAACTGGGTTATTACGCATTAACTTTTCAATGTTTTTCCAAGTTGATTCTGAAACAGTATTTTTGTACAAATCTTGAGCACGATAAACCATGTCTTCACGAATCAATGCCATTGAAATTTCTGCTTGTGGAACATTGTATCCACGCTTAACAGATTCCATTTCCGCTAACTTTTTAATAGCGTTATAACGAACCTCGGGACTAAACTTTTTAGTTGGGTCAAGGTTTTTCATAACCTTATAAACAGCACGAGCATACTGACCTTGAGATGCCTTAGAACCAGTAATAGAGGTTAAGGCTCTTGTTGGAAATATTGCTTCACCCTTAAGAAATGCTTTAACATCGTAATAAGGAGCATACATAAAAAAGAAAAATGTTTCGTCAATAGCAGAACGTATACCTAGACGTGGATAAAGTGTAAAGTCTGCCCAAAAATCTGTGAACTTGCGAACAAAATTATTTCTTGTTGCCCCACCAAGTAGGTTTGTAAAGTTAGTCTTTTCACTTAGTTTAGATGTAGCAGCATACTGATACAGCAAATCATAAGGAAGTGGTGATATACCATCTGTCATCTGAGATGGTTCAATAATTCCCTTTGAAGCCTGAAATGGAATATCATTTTCGTAACGAATTAAATTAGGGCTAATCTCGTCTACCCACTCAAGAGGCACTTCGCTTCTTGTTGTAGAAAGCATACCTGTTTCGTTAAAGGTTTTAGCAAGGATTTCTTCTGCTTGCGCCCTACCGCCAGGGCTACCATACATTCCAATTTTAATCATAAATGCATTGTAAAGATTACGAATCATTGTAATCTGAACTTCTGCTGGTTCATTTGGATAAGCCTCAGCAAAAGCATCAGCAAACTTTGTATCCATTACTTGATTGGCTAAATTTCTTACGCTTTCAACTGTCTTAATAGAATCATCACCCCAAAGGATGCGACCAGGAGAACGGCTTAAACCAGTTCCAATTTGATAAGCAATCTTCCGTGCGCTTTTTACATTGCTTTGTAGTGCAAAAATATCTTCAATGTTTGGATTAAGTAAAACTTCGGAGTCATTAGATACTGTTTTTAATGTATCCATAATAGACTTTAAACCTTCGTCATTTTGACGGATTGCATCATCAGTTGCTTTTGCACCAATAGTAGGATTAAACAAATCATAAGCAGTTCTGTGAACTGCAGATGTCATATTTCTATAAAAACGAGCAACGGGAATACCATCACGACGGAATGAAACACCGTCGACTGGACCGCTAAGCATTGTGTCAAAATCATCTACTTGTGTAAAAAATCGCTTTGCACCAACAGCGTTATAGTCATTAGTTTTTTTCATTTCTGTTGAAATTAATTTTACTAATTCTCTATTACGATACTGTGGATAATCTTGTTTAATTTGATTCCATACTTGAGATTTAACAGTTGGGCTTTCAGCCTCTGTATACCGCTTCATTAGTGGACCAAGGCCACGCTCTGGCTCATCCCAAAAATTAATAACTTCTGGTTGGCGAAATGCCCAGTCCATTCCAGCAGAAGCAGTGCCAGCCTTCTCAGAAATAAACTGATACTGGTCTGCCATTCTTTGTCCGCGAGACTTTAGACCAACAAATTGTAATGCTTCTTTTGCGCCAACTTGAATACCATCTACGCCTTTGGTAACTGCTTTAACCGCAGGACTTACGCCAACATAAGTTAATGGGTCAATAGCAACTTGGTAAATAGCATCAACTGGTCCCGAAACAAGTTTCTTGGCTTTTGTTACGCCCTCTTTGGTTGATACATCAAAACCAAGTTTTTTACTAAACTTAACAGCCCAATGATTTTTATTAACAGTAGTATTTGTTGAAGGAAATTTATTTGCAAAGTCACGGCCTGGTGAAACTTGAGTTTCTGATTTAAGTGTACTTAAAAGATTTTGAAACTTAGTAGGTTCATCTCCCATAAATTGAATAGCAGCATACATATCAGCATCAACTGGACCATACTCATCAATTGACTCACCAATTGTGCGGCCTTCTGCATTACCTCTTGCTAAAGTAATTAATGCTTTTCCGTATTGTTTTTCAAATTTAGCAACTTTGTCCCAACGCCAAGAGTTTAATCCATTATAAGAATCTGAAAGAAGTTTTTTTGTAAATGGCTTACCTTGTTCCATTTGAACACGAGCAATGTTTGCTGTATTTAAAACCTGTCCGTATTCTTCTGCAGCCTTAAAGGCTGCAATGAATGGACTAAAAACAGCAGTAGCACTTCCCATTGCTGCTTTGCCAACAGTTTGCACAGCCTTGCCCAAGAAACCTTGTTCTGGAAGAAATTGCTCTTTGTCAGAATAAATATAACGAATGTTGTTTTGCACAATTGGGTCAAGTTTTAAAAACTCTTCACGTGCTTTTTTATCGCTTAGTTTAAGTAAGTCTTTACCCTTTTTATGGCTTTGAGACAACTGCTCAACCATAACTCTTGACTTACTGTCAAGGGTTGATTTAATAGCAGCAGAATAAAAATTAGGACTTAACTGTGCCACAGATGGGTCTAATGGTACCTCTGGCATTAAGCACCACTATCTTCTAGCATGCGATAAATTAATTCACTGTCACCAGTTGGGTCTTGCTGTGCAATCTTTCTAATAACAGAAAGAACTGTTTGCTCAGTGCTAGGAAGATTTAAAATACTAGAATCAGGACCAGGGCCAAAATCTGCACCAGCAGTAATTGGCTCATCCTTAAACTTTGTTTCAGCGGTTAATGGAGTAATATCTAAACGACTAGTTCCAACTTGCTCAGTACCTTGCATAGGTGCAGCCATCTGTGTTGCCATGGTTGATTCGCCTTGTCCGTATGGCAAACCAGAAATGTATCGTGCAGGTTGTGTAGCACGGCCTGATTGCCCGTTGCCACCAGTTGCAGAAACATTTGCTGGGTTATTTTGAGGGGCTGTTGGGCGATACCCACCACGATTATCCATTGGTGCAGTTGTCACTCTTCATCCTCCTCTTGCTCAATAGGTTCGTGCTTAGTACCAAGTACTTCGCTGTTGTACTCTTGTGCCATCTTCATCATGCCGTATGCGTTCCACGGTGTCATGGCATCGCTAACTTCTGTGTGTAAATATCGGGTCCCTTCGTAATCCGCCCACTCGGTTATAATTAACCAGTTAGTGCAGATAAACTCAGTCCCCTTTTCATCTTCTTCTATAAGAATTTTTAATGCTTCTTCTATTTTATTTCTAAACTCTTTGCTCATTTTGTGTTCTGTATCTTTACTACAACTGGCTCACCAGTATGTATATCCCAGCGAGATGCAATTTTAATTGCCATTCTAATATCTAGTTCCGCCATCTTTGGCGTAGTTTGTTTTCTAGCGGTAGCAAAAGCCTCAATGGCGCCGAGAGCAATATCAGCACCAGAGCCAGAACAATAAATACCGCGCACATCGCGGTCCCAAGAATAATCTTCAAAGACAGGGTAAATAACTCCACGAACGACAATAAGAAATTGCGAATCATGTGCTGCTGCATCCCCATCCTCTTTCATGTCATAACCAGAATCAATAAATAATTTACGCATTGCTGGTATAAACGTCTGTGTCATAAATACATCTAAGTCATCAGTAACACGTGGCTTAGGTGCTTTCCACCCAAACTGCAAAATGTTAGAACCACGACTAGCACCAGAACCTGCAATCAAGATTCCGTTGTTTTCAATAATCTTATGTGTTGCTAACTCCATAAATCGACCATCATCACCAGATGAACGGGAATCACAGCCAACGGCTGCCCAACCATTTCCTTGAATTGCTACAAGCGTTGTCATTGTCCCCTCCTTAGGTTAGCGTCGCGTAACTGTCCTTGCTGATGCTGAGGCTTCTCCGCCTGATGTTAAACTTGCTAAAAGACTTTGTAATGGTGCTGGACCTTGTGGTGCTTGAGGAGCGCCTCCTGCTGGCGCGGCGGGAACAGGGGACGGTTGCTCAACCTGTGCACCAGCAGGAGGTAATTCTGGGGCAAAGACTTCTTCAACCGCATCCTCTACTGGTATGCCACGTTGACGAGCCTTAATAACTCCAGCAATTTTCTTTACCACGCCCGATGGGTCCCCACCTTGTACAGCCATTTGTGGAATTGCTTGTGTATATGCCTGTAAAGAACTAACCAGTGCTTTACGCATATTTTCAATTTCAATCTTTTCTTGCTCTTGTGTTACGTTAATACCAAAGGGTAGTTCACGCATTGCTAGGTCTGTAGAAATTAATCCACCGCCTAATGCTTGTAACATAAAAATAAGTCCCTGTGCTGGGTTAAGCCCAGCAAGCATGCCGTATCGAACATCGGCGGTAAAGTCACGCTTAATGTCTTTGCCTGGCTTGTATGTAAGGCTGTAAGGAGAACCTGCATCTACACCACGGATTGTCTTTTCAACATCAAAAAACTTCTCATCTACTTCAAAACATACAGAGATAACATCTCGTAATGCAGAAGCAAAGATAGCCTGAGCAGATTTAACCTGTGTATCAAAGCCACCCATAAGTGCTTGAACACCTTGACCAGTAATAATGGAAGCATCAATGTTTCCAGTACGTCCCTCTGGGTAACGTGTTCCTGTTCGTAGTTCCTGCTGTAACAAAGCCTGCTCAGTAAATGCACCAGGTGGAATGTTAAGGTCTACGCGTCTTACACCTGCTGGGTTTGCTGTGCGAATAATTGCATCGCCACCCAGTTCAAGTTCTGTTACATCTGTTGGTAGAACAATTGGAGCCTGTACTGACTTCTCCGCTGCTTCCATCGCAAGTAATGCGAACCTGTTACGAAGCAACTGAATACCTAATACATCATCAAACTGTCCACGCATCTCACCATCAACTGATGGACGCTTAGCAACAACAACCATCATTTTACCAAGCGGATTAGCCGCCTTAGATAAAACTAAATTGTTTCTATCTGGAACAAACAACAGAGATTGTTGTGCATCGTAATAACGAATTATCTCTAGTTGAGCGTTAAGGTCTCCCTTGTACATTTCTGGACCAAGGATTTCTCTTGCATACTCAGGGAACTCTGCAGCGAGTTCTCCAATGCTCAAGTAATAACGCTTAGCAAAGGCAATACAGCGTCCGTAGCGGTCAAATTCTGGGTAAGCCCCTACTGGATTTTCTACGCGGATACGCGGCAGCCCTGCTTCTTCGTCTAATTCAATAATGAAAGGGACGAAACCAAATGTGATGTACATGTCTGCGCCTGTGTACATCTGTACTTGCAAATCTGAGTTAGCAAAATAATTATTAGCAATACGGGTACGCGTGTCTGCAAACTTGCGAGCACGGTCGTTTGCTTGGTTAGCAGCAGAACAGTTAACAGATGGCAATGGTGCCATTACCTCTGATAGGTCACGAGCAACAATGTCAATAAAGTTTGCTACTACGTTAGCGTCAACACCCTGCGGAAAAAAATCTGGATAGACACTTGCTATCTGTCCTTTACGGACAGCAAGAACATCTTGCTGGCGTGCATCACGCTCTGCAGCACGGTCTTTAAGAGATGCAACCCGTGCAGAAATTTGTTCTATAGAAAGCATTATTGTCCTAACGGTTGATTAAAAATTACTTTGCTTTTAGATTGCGCTGTGAATTAATTTTAACTACTGACTTTGCTTCTTTTTTAACCGCAGCAGACTTGCGCAAAGCACGTGCTCCTTGACCGCGTTCATTTTTTGGTAGCGGATTAGTTGTAGCGATTCGTTCTTGATTGCTAAAATACTTTCCAAGTGACTTATCAAATGAATAATCTTGCGCACGTTCTGCACGTTGTGCTCTAGTTGGTTTAACACCACGGCTAGATAAATCAGTTTTAGGTGCAGTCTTACGAGGAAGCACTTTAACGGCAGACTTAGGTTCAGTAAGTGGCTTTTTCTTAGCAGCCTCTTTAACTACCTTTTTAGTTGCTGCCTTTTTAACGGCATTAGATGCAACTTTTTTTGCAACAGCACGGGCGGCTGCTCCTACTGCTAATCCTACTAGTGGTGCTACCATAGTTATTCCTTATCCGTATTGTTGTTGCCACATTTCAGATGCGGCATCATCTAGATTGATTGATGTACGTTTATGTTGTTGCGCTCTAGTAGCCCAACGATTGTTGGCGTACCTAGCAATATTGCTATTTTGCTGCATGAACTCACGGGCACGGATAACCGCAAACCACAAAGCCATAACAGTATCTGTCTTACCTCTGGTGTCAGGCTTCCAAGTAATTAACTGTTGGACTAACGCCTTCATACCTTCTGAGTTTTCAGTACTAGGTAATTCTATAATGTTATTCTTTTGGAACTTACCTTCGCGACTTGTGCCAAAGAGTGTTGACATTGATGCCACACCGAAGTTTGTGTCCCATTTGTTCTTGCCTGTAAAGTGAGAATTAAGCCGTACGCCGTGTGAAGAGAGCCATGTTCGTA